CTTCCACTGGCAGACGTTTGCGATTACCTGCCGTTTGGGAATCTTTTGTCCTGCCAAATCAAACTTGCTTGCCAGCTCAAAGGTCACACTGTCCCGCGACTCACTAGCCTTTCGATCCACAAACCACCGCTCTTCTGGAAAACGTGCATTTGGATCAGCCGCGCTTTCTCCATCAAGGTACTTTTTCAACGTTCTAATTCGACGCACTTCCGCTCCGCCAAGATCATTGCCTGCAGTTGTGGCATTGACCAGCAACAGCAGCGCCGTCATCGTGTTATCCAGATTACTAATCGTCAGCGTGGGACGTGGCAACGTGCCGGTATTGCTGTACTCAAAGCCATCACCCTTAATGGCAATGCGCGAGTAAGCCTGACTGTTGAACACAATGTTGCCGGTCACAGCAGCGTTCGCTCCAGCATGGAAGCGGTAAACGTCACTACTGCCGTGCAACGTTAAATCTAACCTCAACTCAAACAGCTCAATAATTGCGCTGGGATTGATTTTTGCCAGCTCCTCATACGCTGACGCAATCGCAGTCCAGACACACGTTCCATCCGTAACCGTGTCGCCAACCATGTTTGGCCAGCCTGGCTCCGAACTTGCTGACGTTCCAGCGGTGGAACACCGGAAAAACAAGCCAGACGGTTGCTCGACGCTGGCGCGTCGGATGTCGCCAACAGAAAACGCGGTGCTAGCTGCCCAAGCTGCTACTGCCATTACGGTTCAAAGACTTGGCGGAACGTTGCCTGGATTGTGGCGCGATTCAAGTACGGAATCGACTTGCTCCATGTCTCGCAGACAAACTTAGAGCTACTGCCTTCGCCGGGTGGCGTGAAGTCAAAGCTGGCAAAGTCAGCAGCTCGTGCGTCCAAAAATGTTTCGATCGTGTCGGAATCAGTCTCTGATACCTCAAAGGTCAGGTTGTAAACCTTGGGGTTTTGGTTGATGCCCATCGTGAAGCGGCTTTCGTAACCGTCACCGAACTGCACTTTGCGGACACTTGGTGCGCTTTGCTTTTGGATGCCGTAGGTCGGCGTGATTGACGGGAAAGTAGTCATCAGCTTGCGAGGAGACCGCCAGGACGTTTTTGCTTGACTAGCTCAGCCTGCACCGCAGCGCCAAGCATCTTGCCAAGTTGTGCTGCTTGATTGGAATCGCCTTCGACAGACGAACCAGAGGCATCGACGTTCACCACGATGTTAGACCCGCCCATCGCGTTGTTTGGAACGATATTGCCCTGCGCTCCAGGCACAAACAACTCAGGACCGCGTTCGCCAACCATATAAGGACGACCTGCGCCAACCGCTCCACCAAGAGCTTTAGGTTTGAAGGCATCTGAAAAATCAATGCCAGCGGTTTTAGGTGTTACGCCAAATGTGCCGCCAATGTCGGGACTGCTAGGTGAAAAACCGCTTGGCACACCTGAAGAGGGGAAGAAGCTCATGAACAGCTTCACCGCTTGCATCCTGAGCTGAGCTGCAATCATCTGTGCAGCCATATCAAGGAAATGATCCGCTGTGCGCTGGAACAAATTGGCCAACGCCTGTTGAGCACTCATGCTGCCATCAACAATGCCTCGGAACGATTCGCTAAATGCATTACCCAAGGTCTGTGCCAAGCTTATTGCTTGGAACATGGGGTCATTGAGCTTTTCAATCTGCTCTCGAGTCTCCTTGAGGAACGTATTGATTAGATTTTTTTCTTCAGCCAACGCCTCCATGCGCGTCCTTATAGCATCCAGCTGCGGCTGAGACAGCTTGTCATCTTCTCTCAGCTTTCTAAGCGCTTCCTCAATGCGAAGACGCTCTCGCTCTTCTTCAGTCGTAGCCCGAGCAAGGGCTAGTTGATGATCAAGATCTTCAATCGTGTCTTCAAATTTTTCTTGGCGCTTTCGTTCTAGTTCTGAAAGCTTGAACGAAAGCTCAAGATTTACGCGAGCATTTTCTATGCTTTGAATTTGCAAAGCTACTGCTTTCTGTTCTGCTGTAAGATCAGAAGCTTTAATTCTTGCAACCTCTTCGGCAATTTCGGCTACTTTTTCGCGTGCTTGCAAACGAAGCACGGCAGCGTCATCTTCTTTTGACTGCAAGCCAAAACGTTTTTCTTCTAAATTTAAAAGCTTTTCAAGCTTATCTCGCTCTGCTTCCAACTCTGGCAATTTATCTTTTTTGGTTGCGCCTTTAGGCCTAAAACGTTTTTTATCTTCTTCCGTAATTGGCAGAGTGCCTTTTTCAAGACCTGTTTCTTCTGCAAGTATTGAATTTATTTGTTCTGTAAAGCTAATCAAGGCTCCTTCAGAAAGACCTTGCATGTTGAACACGCCTGCCGCCATGTTCGGTCCAAAAGCTAAATTACTAGCAACAGCCTTGGCAGGATCTTTTGCGCCTTCAAACGAAGGAAGCAATCCCCTAAGCCTTTCAGGATCTCTCTCCTGTAACCTGCCAAGAGATCGTGCAAAGTTAGATTGTGCAACCTTGATTCCAAGAGTTGCATTAACAATCGCTAAAAACTCGGTCAAAGGACCAGAAATCAAAAGCTCAAGGTTTGTTGTTAGCTGTCCCCATTGCTCTTTAGCCAGCTTTGTTTGCTCAGCAAGGTCTTGCATTTTTTGGATGCCGTCTGGACCGAGAGCCTTATTAAGCTCTTCCGTGACCAAAGCCGCTACACCAGTTAAATCACCTTGATTTTCCAGCTTTCTTGCCAACTGTTCTGACTCCTTAGAGCTAAAGAGTGAGCGCTCTCTCAAGAAATCAAGCGCTTTACCAACAGAGGTCAACGACTCGGCTGATGTAATTGTGCGGCCTATGAGTTGATCTATTTGCTGACCAGCCGCACTAAGTCCAATTTGCGCTCCAAAGGATCCTGTTAGCCCGCCTAGGCCACCGCCAATAACCGATCCCGGACCACCGCCAAACAACAATGGGAAACCTGCGCCAAGAGCTACATCGCCAAACCGCTTCATGGCACGTTTTGTGGCAGCTTCTCTCTTCTTGACACGTCGGTCTAGCTCTTCGTCAAACTTCCTACCCGCTCGATTACCTTCCTGTATTTCACGGTTTGTATAACTAACAATATCGTCAATTTTTTGCTTATATTCAATTCGATCAAGGTCCAGCTTGGCTCTAAATACTTGTTTGTTTACTCGCCTTCTGTAAGCAGCAGCTTGGTCAGTTGCTCTTTTCTCTAAAGCGGTCCTACGCATAACTTCTTTTTCAACCTGTTTTGCAGCTTGATCCGCAGAAGCTCTAGTTACAGGTCTTGCAGTAAGCGGTGAACTTGGCGCTCTGAATCTGCCAGCAAGCAACTTGGCTTCATCAGCTCCCGCAATCATGGAAGCTCGACCTAACTGTCGTAACGGCCCAAAAACACTTTCAGGGCCTACACCAGCCCTTAAACGACCTTGGAGCGCTCTTTGCTCTTGTCCTCTTATTCTGGCGGCTCTACGACGATCAGCCTCAGCACGACGATCATTTCTTTCGGCTCTGCGTTGGTTTCTAGCAGCTTGTTTGTTAGCTTCAGCAATCTGCTTAGGAGAACCAGCCATTGTGGCTGTTCCTTGAATAGGACTTGATGGGAATCCCTTGCGTTGTTCCTTGAGGATTCGCAGTTTCGATTGCTCTAACTCAATAGTTTTTTGCAGCAGACGGAATTCCTTCTGAGCGCCCGCAAAACGACCCTTGGCTTGCTCAGTTGTTGCTTTTCCAAGCCGTTTTCTTAACTTTGCAACGTTGAGGCCCTTAGCCTCCATTTCGTTGATTTTATTAGCCAGCTTCGCTCGTTTGTCTTGAGCCTTAGCACGAGCATTGATGTCATCAGCAAGTTGACGACCTTGAGGCCGCGTTCGATCAAAACTCTTAGCTCCTGCTTCACTAAGCAATCGTAAACGTGCTCCTGCTTCAGCAGTTAACCGCCTGTTTAGCTTTAAGTCTTTTTCGTTAAGAGCATTACTTCTAGCTTCTGCACGAAGTCTTCTTTCACGAAATTTATCTTGAGTAGTCTGAATATTTTTTACTTTAGCGTCTAGCTGAGCAATTTGCTTTTGAGAAACTTTTAATTCTTCTGGGCTAGGCAACCCAGTAATTTTTACCTTGCTACGACGACCGCCCCCTTTAGGTTTTCCGATTTTGGCTACTGCTTTATCTATATTGCCAAGTTCGCGCTCAATCTCGTCACTATTGATCTTGATATTGACTTCGTACTCAGCGGCCACGACTAACCCGAAGACATTGCCTTCAGGTTAGCGCACCTTCCGAAACTGAGCCTGTTGACGAGACCTCTCCATCTCCTTCTCTTCTCGATCAGCTTTGACAGAGAGGTAAGCGCTCCAGCCGGTCAACTCTTCAAGCGACATCCTGGCTCGTAGATCGGCCAGCGTCATTCCAAGCTTTTCAGCGACAAAAAACTGCAAAAACAGGTAGTTGTCCTTTTCAAGCCTCGCTTTTGAGCTCGTCCGCTTCTTCCACCTCGTCCAGACCTTGCATCTTGGACATGATGTCCAGCACGATGCTCATCGGGAGTCGGTTTTGAATTTTGGCGCGGTCGCCATCGGAAAAAACTCGATTGCCAGCCTCGTCCTCGGCTTTGCGGATCAGCATTTGGATCGCAAAATCCAAGTTGTCCTCTGTGCGTCCCAAGTTCAACGCCCTCATGGTCTTGTTGATCGAGTCCCGATCAGCAATCGTCAAAGGCTTCCAGTACAGCTTAATGACGACCTCACCACCCTTTTTGATGGTGTAGCTGCTGCGCTCTTCGACGCTAAACGCCTTACACAGCATGTCGATTGCGCGTGCTTCAGCCATAAATCCTGGTCAACTATCACAATATAGCTCATCCTAAGCGAACGCCTTGAAATGCTATGTCTAGGTCAAGAAACAAACCTGTATCTCTACTAGTCTCTGTATAAATCTTGTACCAGCTTGGTCCTGGCTTAGCTGTACTTCTTTGCGGCGGCCTAGTTTGACCGTAAGTCTTGGGAACTCCTTCGCTGTCTGGAAGCTTGGCTTGTGGATTATTGACGGCATATCCTGCATAGTCAGCCAAGTTGCCGATATACAAGGGGCTGCTGATTGGGACTCTTAAAACAGGGCGTCGCAAAAAGTTGCGAGGAGTAGGCATGTTTGGAGCCTGCCAGTCACGCTCATTGTCTACGACTGGCTTTACTGGCGCAGTACTAAGCTCCCACAACTCACCAAAGTTTCCAGTCCACCAAGGGCCTTTCATTTGCAAACTAAAAACAATCTCCGGACCAGCCGCTGCCCGTCCATCCTCAATCAACTTACGAATATCCTTAGTCAGCTCAGTGATCGGCTTAGCCATTAGACCGCAGTAAATCGACAGCTGACCACGCTGACAAAATGACTGTCGTTTTCGTTGGCCACCGCAGTAGGACCATTGACTTGACCGACACGGGGTTTTGCTGAATAAGCATCCGTGTAGCCAGAGGCATTTACAGAAGTCAAACCGTCAATAACTGACTCTGCAATGGCAGCAGCTGCAGCACTGCCCTTGTTTCTTGGCGTAAAAATGCCGCACTGCACTGTTCCAGCGTATTGATCAATCGCTGCGCCATGGGGTTGGATTGTTGACTGATCAAAGTTAATCGTCACCATCACGTACTTTTTTGTCTTACCAGGTGTTGTAAACGGCATGTTATCGAACACCACTGAAACCGTGTTGTCCGCTGCAAGAACAGCAGTCCTGATTGCTTTTTCGAGTGCAGCTCTAGCGTTTACAAGCGTCATCAGAAAACCACCCGAACAATATACAGATACTCTTGACCACCTCTATAGGTCTGAATGTCTTGAATCCTCGCAGTGCGATCTGCACCTTGATACTTCAAAACAATTTCGTCCTGCAAGGTCGGCTGATTGTTGCCAATCAAATCTGGGCTGATGTAAAGCCGTGCCACGTTTTCTTGATAGCCCGACTCTTCGTCAGACCTGACAAATTCAATAGGAACCTTGATGTTGTTGTACGGACGATCAAACGTTGAAAATGCTCCAGTGTCAACGTCGTACTCACCAGAAAACTTCCGTACATAATCAATCTCGGTATCTAGGCTGTCGCCAAGGTCAGCAACGATCTGCTTGGCAGCATCCTTAAAAAGACTGTCAAGTGCGCCTGGCATATCAACCTCTTACAACGCGGACAGAATACGAACCGCTACCACCAAGGCAATAAGCCCC